CTGGATTACAAGGTTCAAATTTAGTGGGATATCCATACACTGTGTTGATGTCTGCAATGGATTCTTGTGAGACGGTCACAGTGGTATTACCCCACAACCAATCACCTTTGAATTCTTGTCGCAATTGCTGTTCAGTGTCAAACATTTTTGTACCAGTGGCACAACTGAACATATATCTGTGATCTTCTTGACGACACAGTGTGCCTAATTTAATACCTTCAGATTCCAGTATCCAGAATTTGCCGTCCAATATGGGTTTAGCAATCACTGTCATGCTGTGACCTCTTCAGTTGCTTTGTATTTTGCATTCAATGGTTCAGCATAACTCTGTGCTTGGTCCACAATTCTTTGCATGTCCCATTTGGCACAAAATTTAATCAATTTGATTCCCACTTGTTCTATTGCTTTGGGTTGGGCTGCTTCTGCCACAGTTTGGGCCATAATTTGTTTTATTTCATCTGGTTGTGCTCGTAAATCACACAGTATAACGTTCCTATTGTAATCATCCAATACTCTGTGTTCCACACCTTCGTGATCCATCCATCTCTGTAACATCATATTGTTCCAATTGAATCCTTTGTTCTTTCTATCTTCATATGCTTCACGCAGACCCACTTTGGTCTTGGTACCTTTGGTTCTCACTCCTGGAAAAGCAGAAAATATATTGTCTGTGCTGTCTCCACGCACACATTTTTCAAACAATTGCCATTCTGGTTCAGGTGCTGTTTTGTTTTCACCTGTTTTGTTGTCTTTCACAGCATTGCCTTTTTGATCAAAGTACCCTTCATGAGTGATGGTTACTTCTGAAATACCATTGAATTGCTTCACATTAGGAGCAATCAGTTGAGCAAAATCACTGTCTGTACTGATGATCACATGCTGATCTTTGGGATGAGCTTGTATCCAAGCAGATATTAAATCATCTGCTTCCAATCTTGGATTTTGTAACACTGTACAATTGGTTTTGTTCTGTATAAATTCTTTAAAATTATCGAAAGTTTCCCAAAATACTGTCTCTTCTTCTTTCTCTTTGGCAGTGAGTGCTGCACGTGCATCACTTCTGTTGCGTTTGTAAGGTGCGTAAAAATCTTTGCGCCAACTGCGTCCTTCCAAACAAAATACCACGTGATCACCTTTAAAGTCTTTCCATACTTTTCTTACACCATTTAAAGTAATATGTAGAGCCATACCTATTTTTTCCGCCACATCTCCATTGGTCACATGGCGTGATCTAAAAAATACATTGGCTAAATCCACAAGTAAGTAAGTCATTAACTAATTTCTGATCTATCTTTTCCTAATTTATTAACATTGATATAACCAGCTCCACGTGTAGCATCTTGTCCTTGTTCCTGTAACACATTTCTAGTGACTTCTCTAAACCATCCTTCCACTATTTCTTCATTGGTTTCACCTTTGTATCCTGCTGTGATCAGTTCTTCTATGAAAGCATTGTTCCAATCCAATTCAAAGAATCCATTTCTAATGTTTTCTTTGTTCACATGAGTTTCCAACACTGCCACCCAAGGCTTACCTGCTTTGGTTGCTGCTTCCTTTTCACGCAATAATGCTTGATGTGATTCGCTTTTGTTTTCAGTTGCGTCTTCTTTTTTAAATATTTTTTTAACTTTATCAAATATTCCCATATCTTTTCCCTCCATTATGTACCCCATGCATTTTTAAACAATGGCACCTGTAATCTATCACTGTATCTATATCCCATCTTCATTGCCAGTTCTGCCACTGTTCTATTGTTCATATGATAGACACTTTCTACTCCACCCACAGGCATCAGATACACTGATCCCGAGAATCCTGCTGCTCGATAATCTGCCACTGCTTGAATTGCTTCTTCAGCATCTTCTCGGGTAGCCACCACAAATTTCAAATACACATGACCCACTTCACCATATTCTGCCACCACTTCAGGCAGTATGGCTTCTTCTCTTTTCTCTCCACTCACACTTAATTTTGCACTCACAGAGAATGTTATGGATTCTTTGCTTCTACCGTTTTTCTGACTCCATTCAGTGAGATATTTTTTAAAATCTGCATGTAATTTTTGTGTGCCATTGGTTTCAAAAGTGATTTCTTTTAAACCTTGCATCTTCACATGTTCCAATACATCTGGGTATGATCTCTGCCAACCCAACAATGGTTCACCGCCTGTGAATATAAAATGTTCATCCACCCATCGTTTATGAGGCAATATTTCCATTGTTCTTTCCACAATGGCATCTGATGTCAGCATGGGAGATAAATCTTTGAATCGTGGATCCCATGATGCATATGAATCACAGCCTGTGTTTACTAAAGGCAGCTCTTCATAACTCTTAAAAGGAAATTGTTTGTGCTGTTCGAATACTTTGTCATTCTCATCACTACGCATGCCTCTGGGCAATCCAAATCCAGCACAAGTAAAATTACAGCCAAATGTTCTTAAGAACACCGAAGGCACACCCATGTAACGGCCTTCTCCTTGTATGCTGTAAAATAATTCTGCTATTTTAATTTTGCTCATTATACTAATTCTTCTGCTATTCCTAATAATTCTGCCAGTATGAATAAAAATCCAGCAGTGACAAAATGTCCAAATACTAAACTTAATCCTGCAATGATTCTAAATCCACTTTTGATCAGTGATATGTAAAAATGTCCTCGGCTGGTATCTTTAGGCTGTATGTTCATGTTTAATTTCTCCCAATGGGGTTGAAGTGGATGAATCAATATAATCTTCTCCTGAATTGTTATAATCTCTCTGCACAGTTTCTTTAATTAGAATGCCATCTTTAACTTTGTAAGTGACTAATTCTTGTTTGATAACACCTGTGGTATCACCTCGGAATGCTGCGTAGAATGGTCCTTCTTTATTTGTCATCTGTGTCTCCTATCTTGGTGCAAATTGTTGTTGCAGGTTAATGTTATCCATAAATTCTTTTTTAGTGCCAGCATCATCTTTGAAAGCACCTTTTAACACAGTAGTCTGTGTCAATGAACTGTGTGCCATAATGCCTCTGTTTTCACAACAGCCATGTGTGGCTTGTATGTACACTCCTATATCTTTGGCTCCTGTGGCCATTTCAATCTCATTGGCAATGTCATTGCACAGAGATTCTTGCAGTGTGCCTCTTCTAGCACACCATTGAGCTATTCTTGTGTATTTGCTCAATCCTATAACTTTACCATTGGGTATAATTCCAATATATGCCACGCCACTCACTGGTTGATGATGATGACTGCACACTGATTTCAATTCAGAACGCACCACTAACATGCCTGTGTAAGCATTTTCTCCCACATTGGGAAATGCTGTGGCATCGGGTCTAGATTCATATCTTCCACTCATTAATTCTTTCAAATACATCTTGGCCAATCTATGTGCTGTATTTTTGCTATTAGGATCGTTGTTGGTATCAATCACAAGACTGTTCAGCACAGATGAAAACGATTCAGATAGTTCTTGTTCCAACAGTTCTAATTCACCTGGTTGAATGTGATCTGAAATATTGTCATCAGCATGATAATTCACGCCAGCCGCAATCAGTCTTTGTTTAATCTTTTCTGATACTTTCATTATACTCCTTATATTGTATTATTTTAACAGATTTGTTCCAGTTTGTCAATGATTTGTGCCAAAACAATTTGATTACCTTCATCATTGTAATGATTGATCTCCCCTCTGTAGTTAGGCCAGATCATGCTGAAGTCCAGCAGATTCCGTTCCTCTACAAAATGGTTACTGATACCAAAATTGTCTATGTGTAGACTGGTGATTTGCTCCAATCTTCTGTGTATTTCTCTGCGTAGCAATCTGTAGATATCTTTTTGGTACTGATCATCATAGTGATATCTAAACCAATTTTTGGCAGTATCTAAACTTTTATTAAACCAACTGTTACGAGATTCAATGTCATTTAGAATGAGATCACAATCTTTGTGCAATCCTTCTTTGTGTATGGGATGGTTTGGTGTGTGTACTCTACTGGGACTGGTATGACTCACAATCACACAGTTATAATCATGCTGCCACCAAGGATTAACTTGGGTAAAATCCATCAGCTGTCGTAGTATTTTGTATTCACTCACACCTGCCTGTGCAAGATTAGTCACATGATATTTTGTAGCCAATTGACTGGGCCACCCTGTGATACCATTGGGCCATTCACAGGCAAAGCTATCACCAATAATTAAGATTTTTTTTGATTTTTCATCCATGGTATATATTTCTCCACAATCAATTTGTGATAATCAAAATTGTAATGTTCTTTGTCATGCAATAGATAATCAGTGGGATTCACATTATTGTCCAGCATGAATTGTTCAATGGTTTTTTCTGCCACAGTGGTATTTTTTAATACACCATAATATTCCAAACTCTGGGGCCATCTTAATCTGTTCATGAAATTAAACACATAAAGTTTAGCGTTATTATCTGCGCAAATTCTGTCCCAAGCAAACACGTTCAATAGAAAATCACGACGTTCCAAATGTGTGTTCAATTCAAAAAACAGTTTGATTTCCATAAAAGTATTTTTCCTTATGTCTGGCTGTTGCAAACCTTCTGTTTCATTGATCTGCAAACCTGGAAATCGATTGTAGTCTTCTGCTGTGGGTTTATTATACAATTGTACTCGGCCTTCTTTCAATAGTAGATCCAAATATTTTTTTACTGATTCTGTGCTCTGTTCACATTCATGTACAAAATAATCCAATGGTAATGCTTCATCTGTGAGTTTCTCATCAAAAGCCAACACAAATCTATTCAATGGTGCCAAACAAACAAACACTTCATCTGTGTCTGGAAATATATTAAACATGTGTTTCATCCAATCAGTGTACATTCTGTTGGTTGTGCCTGCATGTGCATAGATACACACAGGTTTATCGTTCACTGTGTTGTAAATTTCAGCATAGTTGTTATCATTCCAATAGGTATAACTGCCTGGACCTATTTTGTTAGGCACGGTGACATATCCACAAGTGTGACTGTCTCCTATGAAAAGTGCTCTGCTCATTTTTTATAATTTCCTTTGTGAGGTATCACATGACGCACACCACCTCTGGGATCTTCCATATCTCCTTTGCGTCTTGGAATCAGATGCACGTGTGGATACATGCAAGTCTGTCCTGCTGCCTCTCCCACGTTAATGCCAATATTGTAACCATCTATCAATCCTTTTTGAATATTTTCGTTGCCAATCTTCAGTGCCAATTCAAAACACTTGGTGATATTCTGTTGACTGGCCACCTTGGGTACCAGCAATGCGTGTCCTTCAGTCACAGGATAACCATCCTCGTACCACACACAATCTTTTAGATCATATACTATTTTTGACCAAGGAGCTCGGCCTTCTTTCTGTGCTTGTCCCAAAGTATCTGTGGTGTCCATTCTACCATTGCTCCCAAGGAAACACAATCCATCTAGGATCTTCCAGTTTGTTAATCACGTACCCTTTGTAATCTATTTCTTGATAGGTGCTGGCAGTGTTGTGCAGTATGGCAGCAAATCGCAATCTTTCAGGCTTGCCAAAATTATTAATGATATAATTCCAAGTGGCTCCTGTGTCATTGATATCATCCAAGATCAACACCCTTTTCTGCCAAGCATACACCTTTTCCAGTGTGCGTAGGTCAGGAGTGTCTGAATGATCTCGCAAGCTCACGTTTAATGCTTGATGCGGCACATCCAATTTGTGTGATAGATATATGGCTGGTATACAGCCTCCTCTGTTCACACCCAGTATCACTTGCGGCAACCATTGCTGATCCGTCAGTTGTTGATGTATGTTCAACAGTGCTGCACGCATCTGGATCATAGTAAAGTAATTTTTATTGGCAGTTTCCATTTAAAAAGGCATTTTCAGTTGCATTTTATTGTCATAATCATCCACCACAATGTTGTAGATGTTTTTGAATTTTTGAAAAGCAATATCCAATGTGGGATATAACTCGCACATTTCTTTCACTCTATGCATTTCAGGCATAATGTCTTCGAATAAGATGGGTAATTTGTAATCTTCAAAATTTACGCCTTTCATTGCATCTGCTTCAAAATCAATGCCTGTGGTGGTGACCGATGAATCTCCAAATC